AACTCACCGACCGTCACCGGGTAGTGGTGGATGACGCGGTTGTAATCAGGCAGCACGACGCTGGCAGCGGTGCCGAAAGCACCTAGCTCCTCATACATCGTGTGCAGCACCCGGTAGGTGTTCGACCGCTGGAACACCGTCTGCATGATCCGGGCAACGTCATCCAGCCAGATGCGGACCGGTTGGTAGCGGTTCAGCGCATGGTCAGGCGTCTGAAGCCGGAACCAAGGGCGAGCGGGGCTAGTCGCACCGGCCATCAGACCAGCACCGAGAACACGCAGGCTCCGCGTTCCGGTGGAGTCGTAGATGTTGTTGTAGCGCCGATGGCCCTTGTTGCGGTCCTGCGTGAAGTAGCGACCGTTGTAAGGCAGCAGGTAGGTGGTGATCTCCTGCCAGTGAGCCCAGAAAGACGCCCGCTCGGACCGAAGCTGGCCCCAACGAGTGTGCAGCTTGTCGCGCTTAGGCGACTTTGGGTGCGATCCGTCGCCGCCGTTGTAGTTCATCACTGACCAAGCATGTTGGTGCGGCCGAGAGCCGGAGCACTAGACGTGCCTCCAGGCCCTGTGAGCATCGTAGAGGCCGGTCCAGTCGTGGATGCCTCCTGAGCCGTGGCAAGCAGCGCAGCGACGTTAGGGCGCTTCCTGTTGGCCTTACGCTGGGCCTGACGACTCTGTTCCATCTGGGACCTTGTCCGGGCCTCAGCTTCGGCCATGGCTTCGCGCTGGAGCTGGGCCGATTCCTTCATGGCCTTCTTTTGCCTCTGACCCTGCACGATCGAAGATCCGAGCGGGGCGTATTCCATCAATTTGAAGAACTCGTTTCCGGAGCCACACATGTCAAAGTCCCCTGCGGTAAGTGACGCTACGCGGCATGTAGCCAAGGCGGCCAAGCAGCTTGGTAAACCGGGAATCGACAAGCGGGTTCCACTGCATGATCGAAGCGCCGCGACGCAAAGCCTCTGCTTCTGTAGCCCGAACAAGCCTGACAGCCGTCATTCCAAGGCGATGCCTGGGATCCAGGTAGATCACGTCGTTGGACGCTAGAACGGCTGAAGTGTGCATGTCGGGCAGCACGAATGTTACTGAGTATCCGATAATATTTCCGTCGTGAACAGCCCCGACGATGAAAATCAACCCATTTTTTTCGCCTGAACGGAAAAAGTCGACATTCAGTGCCTGGGTCTCGCCCGGTCTGACCTCCGCAAAGTTGGCAACAGCAAGTGTGTCCAGTTGCTCACTAAGCTCATCAACCGTGAGCAACCTAATCTCCACACTCACTTGTTTTCCAACTCCTTGGCAAGCCGATCCAGCGGGTCATAGTCCGCAGTCCGGTTCGACTTGACCTTGATCCCAAGCCGGTCGTAGGGCTCCACGCTGGCAACCGGATGGGCAAAGGTCAGAGCCAAGGCATCGGCGATGTCGGGGCTGGCTCCACCGGCAAGCCTCTTCTTGATCTCTGACTTCGGCTCCAAGGCAACCCGGCCCTGAGCGTCATACCAGTAGATCGGGGTCGCCAGCTCGGTCTTCAGGTCCCGATGGTCGGGTATGGCACCACCGGATCTGATCCATTCCCGGACTTGCCACCACATCTCCGACCGACGGTTGACGAACCTGCCTGGGTTGATCGCTCGGCCACCAAATGGGACCTCAACAACGTCCTTGCCGAGCTGCCTGATGCGGTCGATGACGCCAGCACCGCCGCCGGAGTCGATGAACACCGAATGCGGGCGGAACTCTTCGATCTGCGCTACGACCCTGGCCGCGAACTCCATGTTGTCCAGGCCATGGAAGACAAGCGGGTCGAACATCTGCATCCCCTGACGGCGAACGATGACAGACCTGTCATCTCCGAAACGAGCAGGGTCGACACCAAGGACGAAGGGCTGGTGACTGAACTCATCGACCGGATACGTCCGCTTGGAAGCAAGCTCGGTGTCAGCGAGCGTCATCAACTGGTCGTCGCCAGCAACCGAGAAGTCGCAGAGATACTCCCTGGCAAACGACGACTCCGGCATGTCGCCGCGCAGACGGTTCACCTCCGCAGGGTCGATCGCCTGCGTGTCGTAAACCGTATACCTCCTTGCTCGCCAGACACCGGTTTGATCCTTCTCAGCCTTAAAGAACAGCTCTGAGAACAGGTTGATACCGGACGGAGTCCCGATGAATAGAGCCCAGCCCTTACGGTCCGACAACGCCGGTTGGATGATGTCTTCCCAGACCTCAGGCCGGATCTGGGCCACTTCGTCGATGACGGCACCATCTAGCCGGACACCGCGCATGGCATCCGGGTTGTCGGCACCGAAGATCCGCAAAACCGCCTGATTGTGCGAGAACTTGACACTGAGGTCCGACTCAGAGACCTCACAGGCACCAGAGACAAGCAGCGGATACAGCCTCTGCTTCAGACGTGCCCAGGCGATGACCTTGGCCTGCTTCAGGAACGGAGCCAAGTAGACGAACATCGACAGCTCCTTCGTCGACCGAAGGGCTTCGTCGATCAGCTCCATCAGAGCAAGCTCGGTCTTGCCAGCCCGGCGGTGCAGGGCAAGCACCGTGAACCTGGACTTGGCCGCATGGCACTCCTGCTGCCAGTCACGCGGCTCGTAGTCGAGCGAGACGGCCTTAGCTTTCTTCGTCTTCGTCATAAGGCTGAGACCTCTCTACGACATCGAACTCGGCTTCGACCGCCTCTACCTCCTCCATGGTCGGCAGCGCCTTTACGGGCTCCTCTGACTCCGTGACGACCTCGGCGGACTTCCTTGGCACACCGGTCAGCACCTGAAGGTCCATGCCGCCTTCGTGCTTATGCTGATACTTGATACTGAACCGGGACGGGTCCCAGATGGCTAGAAGGCGCAGTCTCGTCTCCACCCGGGCACGCATCCACTGGACGTAAGCAGCGTCGCGGCCACGGTTGCCAGACATCTCCGGCATCTGGTCGATGATCGTCAGGCACTGCTCGGCTATGGCGTCCATGCCCTCTTCGCGGGCTGACTTGCACTTTTCGTGCAGCACCGGGTCAGCCTTCAGCCAGCGCCAGAGGGTCGAATAGCCGATGCCATGGGTCTTTGCGAAGGCACTAAGCGTGTTGCCGTCGCCAAGCCAGTTGATGAGTTCGTCCTTCAGCTCCTGCGGGATGTCGCCGCCAGGGGGCTTGGTCCAGAGGCCACGGCGGGCGTTGGCGGGCAGGTTCTTACGCTCTCGCCATGGAATCGTCGGTTTATCGGCCATCGTTATCCAACATGATGAGGATGCGCTCCAGGTAGACCGCTAGATCAAGTGCTTCTTCCTTAGCAGACTGCACCCAGGCACGTAAGTCCAGATCGTCGCGCATCATCGTGGTGCCGTATTTGGCATAACCGACTTTGGCACGATGCAAAAGCTCGGAGCGGATGCGTTCGACGACAGGACAGGGGGGAGTGGGCATGGGGGTAAGAATAGCAAAAAACGAATCCCAAAATACGGAACCAGAGGTTGGGGGGGTATTGGGGGGTCGCGGCTCGCCGTTGGGGGGGGGCCACCCCCTGCGTCGGTCGCGGTCGGCGGTTCATCCGGTCCACCGAATGCGGCGCGGCGCATGGCCCGGGAGGGGTCGACGTGTCGCGACCATCCGACCCATCGGCTCCCCGACGCCACGGGCCACGGGCTCGGCTCGGCTCGGCTCGGACGGATGGCCGCTAGCTCGGACGGGTCACCGGCCACGGGCCAGGATGCCGATCGGCCACGGGCCACGGCGCTAGCTCGGACGGGCCACGGGCCACGGCCACGGGCCACGCTCGACCCCGGGAGCGATCGGGTCGCGCTCGACCATCGGACGGGTCGCGGCTGGGTCGAGCGGCTACGGGTCACGGATCGGATCGGGCGTAGATCGGGCCACGGATCGGATCGGGCCACGGATGCCACGGCTACGAGGCCGCAGGATCGCCCACAATCGACGCGGACGGGTCGGGGCTATCTACAGAGGCAGAACCCGCGCGGGCGCGTGTAGAGCCGTCCCACGCCTCACAACGGGCACAAAAAAACCCCGGCAGCCCTTTCGGGCCCCGGGGCTTCGTTCGGCTCCGATCGTCCTAGCCGTAGAACGACGCGCCCACCGTCGCGATCAGCGCTACCGCCACCAGCGCCAGAACCTCCCGCGCCACGTAGACCGTGGCCTCCCAGTGGGCCTCAACCTTCGCCAGTTCCGAGCTAGCGCTCGAAAGAACGGCCGGGAGGCAAGCGGGACGGGTTAGACGTTCGATCGCGTTCGTGAACATGCCACCAACATAGCCCCCGAATCCCCGCCCGTCAACCCTTGCCCACAAAAAACCCCGCCCCTACCGATCGGCAGGGACAGGGCTACCTAGGACCGCCCGGCCTAGCTCACGATCCACGCAACCGCGACAAGGAACGCCAGCGCCGCCAGGAAGATCAACGTCCGCACCGATTCCTCGATCATCGCCCTGCGTTCGTCCGGTGTCATTCGTCTCCCCCCTCTTCCGCTTCCTTGTCCTCGTCTGCCAGCGTTTGCAACGCCTCTTCGACATCCCGGAGCATGCCGTAG